AAGATGTTTTAGTTACGGGAATAAAAGAAATTAATTATGTAGGTAAAAAAGAGCTTATAGGATTTGGGCTAGATAAAGACCATTTATTTGTTGCGGGAGACTTTACCGTAACTCATAACAGTTTTAAGATGTCTATTATGACAACTTATTTTATTCATCTTCTTCTTTGTTTAGATAATCCTCAAAAATATCTTAGGCAGGGAAAGTCTTCTAAGATAGCTATTATGAATATGTCTATTAATGCAAATAATGCAAAGAAAATTATTTTTTCAGAATTATCTTCTATGATAAATGATAATGAATGGTTTAAATCTAAACCGTGGGAGCTTAAAGATTCCAGAATGCCTGACCCGATATGTCAATCAGAATTAAGATTTAAAGGAAATCTTTTTGTGATTCCGGGTTCTGGACAATGGAGAACTGCGGTTGGTTATAATATTTTAGTAGGGATTATGGATGAAGCTGGTTCATATCGTAATACAGATAATTCAGACCAAGCGGGGGAAATTTATGATGCTTTACAGCGTCGTATCGGTGGGAGGTTTGAAGATAAAGGAGCAGTTATTATAGGTGGTTCTCCTATGTATGAATTAGATTTTATTGAAAAGAAAATACATGAAGGAGAAAGTGAGACAAGTAAAGTATTAGCAAGGAGAAGAAATCTTTGGGATAGTAAGTATCCTAATTGGAGCGGAGAATATTTCTATGTTGATAAAACAGATAGAATAATATTAGAAAATCCTACTGAAGAACAAATAAGTAAAAAGGATATATTAAAAATCCCTGCTATACCTTTTCTATTCAAAGATTTTAGAGCCAATGTTACAAAAGCGTTAAGAGATTTTGGAGCGCATCCTTCAGCAAGTATAAATTCATTTTTCGAAACACCAAAAACTGTTATTCATAGAATTAATACAGAAAGAACGGAAGACCCTGTAAACCATGATGGAACGCTTAAGGATTGGGTTAAACCTATTATGCCTAATTCGTATCATTGTATTCATGTTGACCTTGCTCTTACTGGATGTGCTTGTGGATTTGCACTAGGTCATTTTAACGGATTTGATGAAGAAGGTGCGGTACAAGTCTATATTGATTTAATGATGAGGATAGAGGGCTCTAAGGAAAGCCCTATAAGGATAGGTAAGGTTAGAGATTATATTTATGCACTGACAGCTAGAGGGTTTAATATTAATTTGATTACTTATGATGGATTTCAAAGTGTAGATTCAAGACAAATGTTAGAAGGCAAGGGATACAATACAGAACCTTTATCAGTTGATAGAACTATGGAGGCTTATGCAGACTTAAAAGAATCTATTAATGAAGATAGGGTAGATTATTATTGTATAAGTCCGAACAATATGCCTTTAGAGGAAAGGCTAGGATTAAATAATAGTGAGTTGACAGCATCAGAAGTATTTGTTAAAGAGGCTATGAGGCTCGAAGAAATCGAAGGTAAGAAAGTAGACCACCCACCAAAAGGTTGCACAAGTGCTGATACTGCAATACTTTACAACGACACTATAAAAGAGATTGGAGATATATCAGAAGAATCTTTCGAGGTTGTTAGCTATAAAGATGGGAAGTTTATTAAAACAAAGGCTAAGAATGCTCGTATAACAAAATATGTAAACGAGCTAATAGAGGTAGAGTTTGAAGACGGAAGTATATTAAAGTGCACTCCAGAACATCCGATATTATTAGATAATGAAGAATGGATACAGGCCCAGAGCCTTAAACCTAATGATAATATAAAATGTTTGACAAAGGTTTAGGAGGGTGGTATAGCTAGATATGAAAAAAATAAAACTAAATGGAAGAACTGATAAAGAAGCTTTAATAGATAACGAAGACTTTGACAAGATAAATAAATATAAATGGTATCCTAGAGCTCCAAATAAGAATGTTACTTACGCTTATTGTAATATACATAGAAAGGGGTCATCTAAAAAAGATAAGAATCGAAACATAGGATTTTCGATGCATAGAATTATACTTGGACTTAAGAAAGGTGATGGAAAATACGTAGACCATAAAGACGGAAACGGATTAAATAATCAAAAATTTAATATGAGGGTTTGCTCTAATCAACAAAATTGTTGGAATAGAAAAAATTATGAAGGATATTTAGGAGTAGCGAAATGTAAAGAAGATGGATTCTGGAGAACTAGAGTCGGTACTGTAGAATATGGACAATATAAAGACCCGAAAATAGCTGCAATGGTTTATGATAAAATAGTCAGAGAGCTCAGAGGTGAATTTGCTAGTTTAAATTTTCCTAATGAATACCTTCCCGAAAATTTTAAGATACCTAACTTTAATATATCTCCACAAAAGGCTAAAAAGCAATCTAGTATAACTGGAATAACGTGGCACAAAATAAAAAAGAAGTGGAGAATAACAATAAAAGGGAAATCTTATGGATACTTTGACAATATAAAAGATGCCAAGACGAGAAAGGATGAGATATGTTGATAAAATCTATTAAAAGGATTAAATTAGAAGAAGAGATTCCCGTCTATGACATTACTGTCCCCGAAACTGAAAATTTTTGCTTAGCGTCTGGAGTCGTGATTCATAACTCGAAAGATGTATCTGATGCAGTGGCGGGAGTGGTTAATACTATCATCACTCATAAAGACGAAATGGGACAAGTGGAGGTTTGGACATCTTGATAGTATTTGCTTTACAAAAGATAGAGTGCTAAAATACAAGATAGGAGATAAATTTAATGAGCAAGACAAAAGTTAAAAAAGTTAAAAAAGCAAATAAAGTTCAGGGACAAGAAAGTATAGAATGTATTATTACAGATAGAGGTATGGTATTAGAAAAGGAAATCTGCAAAGAGTTTCAAATAAATGATTCCGTTACGAAACAAATAGATAATATAGAGTGGGGAGAAGAGATAATTCAGCCTCCATATAATCTAGTTAAACTTTTGGCATGGATGAATCAATCCGTTGTACATTCAAGTTGTGTTAGAGTTAAGACACAAGATGCCGTAGGAGTTGGTTGGTATTTAGAGGTTGACGAAGATGAAATAACAGATGAAGAAAAAGATAAAGATATCAAAGACAATTCAGATTATCAAATCTTATATAAATTTTTCAAAAAAGTAAATCCAGATGAAAACATTACAAAAATGATTAAGAAAGTATTTCTTGATTATGAAGCCAATGGTAATGGTTATATCGAAGTCACTAGAGATGTCAACGGAGTAATAAATGGACTTTATCATATGAATAGTGGAACGATATGGTGGGCTAAAGATAAAAAAAGGTTATGTCAGATAGTTGGAGAAAATCAAGTTTGGTTTAAATTATTTGGTAGTGATGAAAAATTAAATAGTAAGACGGGGAATTTTGTTAAAAGCATAAAAAATATAGATGATACCGCAAACGAAATTATTCCTATTACTCAATATACTTGGATGTCTTCTGTTTACGGGTTACCTGAATGGTTGCCTGCAATTTATTCTATGTTTGGAGACGTTAAAGAAACAGAATATAATATTGATTTCTTTTTGAATTTTGGTGTTCCAGCCTATGCAGTAATAATTGAAGGACAAGGAGCCATGGACCCTAAGGTAAAAGAAGAGATTGAAAAATATTTCGAGACAACCTTAAAGGGTACTGGAAGCAATCATAAGACTTTAACTTTATCTACTCCAAAAGGAGTTAATATTAGATTTGAGAAATTAAACGTTGAAGAAAAAGAGGCAAGTTTTAGAGCATATCATAAAGATAATAGAGATACAGTTTTAATGGCTCACCATGTTCCTCCTTATAGAATTGGAATGGTAGAAAAAGGACAACTTGGTGGAAGCGTTGCCTCTGAGACTGATAGAATTTATTTAGATTCAGTTATTAATCCGAGACAAGAAGTTTTTAGTTTTGTATTGACGGAAATGGTTTGCAAATTAGGGTTTGGAATCAGTGGTTATATTTTTAAATTCAAAGATATTAATATTTATGATGAAGAAAGAGATAGTAAAATAGCAGAAAAATATGTTCAAAATGGTATCTTTAGCCGAAATGAAATAAGAAAAGAAAAGGGATTAGACCCATTCAAGGGCGGAGATATCATTACTATAGGAAGTGGGATGACACCTATTGGAGTAACAGAAGGAAGTAAAGATGTTATTGAAACAGAGATTCCAGAAGAAGAAGAAGCGAGTGGTCAAGAAGAAATTGAAGGAGCAGAGGAAGAATAATGACTGGAGGCTCAAGTATATATTACGGAAGCTTTACAGACGACAGAGCAGATTATACTGAATATATTAATTCACATGAAGAAATTATATTCGAAGATTTTATTAAAGATTACGATAATGTTCCAATATATAAAAGCCCACTTAAACTAGATTCAATTTTATTTTTCAAAATAACTCCTAGAGCGAGGAGTAGATGTTGAGTGTTAAAACATATCTTAAAATAAATAAAGCCAAAAAATTACCAATGATGAACTCAGTAGCTTACCTCAAAGTCCTCAAAGGATATAATAATGCAGTCTATAAAGAATTTCAAAGAGAAAAGAATGCTACTTTAAAATTTCTTGCTGTTGATAATGTTCTAGGAAAGTTAGAGGATGAGTCAAGAAAGCTATGGCCTGAAGCCTGGGATAAAAATGCAGAAAAAATTTATAAAAAGAAAGTAACTGCAAAAGAAAAAGCGTTTGTAAGTAAATATATTAAAGGATGGGATAAAAATGTTAAACCTGAGAAGATGGAAAAGGTTTTTAATAAATGGAATCCTATTGCGGCAGAGATGGGTGGGAATAAAGCTTTAAGTTCGTTAGGATATTCTTTAGCGTTTCACTTGAAAGACCCAGCTATGATAGCGGAGTTAGGGAAAAGAGGAACAAAAATAACTGGAACCGTATCTAAGAAAACATTAAAAGACTTTCAAAAAATATTAGTAGATTCATATTACGAAAAAGGTGTATCACCTTATGAAGTCAGAAAAAAAATAAAAGGCTTATTCGAAGATACTTATAAAAATAGAGCTATGATGATAGCGAGAACTGAAACAGGTGTCGCTTCATCTACGACACAGTTTGCAACTTATAAAAATAACAGAGTAGAAAAAAAGAAATGGATGGTATTGGTTGACGATAGGACTAGAGATAGCCATGAAGAAATGTCTCTTGTTCCAGCTATTCCAGTGAATGATTTCTTTATTGTTGGAGGCCATCCAATGTTACATCCTCACGATTCTGCAGGCCCAGCGAAAGAAGTTATAAATTGTCGTTGCGATTTATTGGCAGTTTTTACTACGTCTAAATTACCTAAACCCGCATTAGCGTGGACAGGTGGATAAAATATGTTCTTGAACTATATATTATATTGTGTTATATTTGAAGGTGAGGTAAATTATGTCAGAAGAAGAAAAAAATATTAGAATTCCAGTCAAAGACGAAGAGGGCAAACATAAAGGACATACAGTCCGCACCGTTGTACTTTCTTCAGGCGAAGGGCAGAAGGCTCTTTATTGTTCTACTTGTAAAAAATTAATTACTTATATCTTTGCTAAAAATAAAAATTGGACAATAGATAAAGCTAAAGAATTTGTTCAAGAACATGAAAGCAAACAAAAAGCATTTCAAGAAAATCATGTTGACCAAATTGAAGAATTTATTTCATTGACTGTTACTTATGTTGATGGAACAGTAAAAGTTTTTATTCCTAATTCTGAAAGTTTTGTTATGAATACAGAAATAGAAGAAGCTACAATGGGACAAAATATTTGGGATGACGAAAGCGAAAAGGCAAGAGGAGACGGACAGGGAAATGGTGGGCCTAAACAAGGAGATGGCGGAGCTAGTAAATGTGTTTGTCCTGAATGCGGAAAAGAATACTCTAAAACTAAAGGAAAAGCTTGCGCAGACCAAAAATGTACAAAATGCGGAGTAGCTTTAGTTGGAAAATCAAATAAATCATTAGAGGAACATGAATCCAACGAAGCAATAGATATTATCAAATTAGATAAAGCAAAACAAATCGTATATGGAGTTTATCTTGTTCCAGAAAAAGCAGACCATGATGGAGATGTTATATCAGAAGAAGATATAGAGAAAGTCGCACACGGATTTTTAGTAGATTATAGAGATATTGATGAAATGCACAAACAACTTATTCAAGCAGATATAGTTGAATCGGCAATAGCCTGGGAAGATATGAATTATTATGGTAAAGATATTACTAAGGGAACTTGGTATGGAGCCATAAAAGTACATGATAAAGATGTTTGGGCTAAAATAGAAAAAGGAGAATTAAAAGCTTTCTCTGTTCAAATAGCAGGGGTAAGAGAAGCTATAAACAAGGAGGAATTATAATATGGCTGTACCAGTTGCTAAAAATAGACTTCACGCTTCAAAGGTTAGTAGGATAGCACTTGTTGATAGACCCGCTGTACCTGATGCTGAAATGGTAGCATATAAAAGAAGAGATAAAGTTCAAGAAAATAAAAATTATGAATTTGATGTTGAGAAAATGGTTGGACTAATTAAAGATAAAAAGTTCGACGAATGCTCAAAAGAAATTCTTAATATAGACAAAGGATATTTTTACGCTGATTTTAATGTTGCTTTTATTTTTAAAGGTATTTACGCCGCTGTAGATGCTCTTAATAATGAGGTTTGGGATGCTATTTATTCTGATACAGAAAATAAATCAGAAACAATTAACAAAGCTATTTCTGATTTTGAAGAATTAATGTTAACTGTATTCATAAAATTAGGTAAAAAGAATAAAGCAGAGAAAGAAGAGAAAATAAAGGTAGACGAAATGAAAGAATCTGTCAATAGAATGTTTAGCTTAAACGCTATTGCAGGAACTTTCGAAAATTTATCTTATATGATGACTTTTATTGTTTTAGAGCAGTCTGAGTTTGAGGATGCTAAAGGAACGATAACTGGGGCAATGGAAGTATTAAAAGAATTTATTAATAAAAATCTTGAAGGAGTTATAAATAAATCTTTCGCAGAAATGAAAGACGAAGATTTTCTTTTCGAGAAAGCTGGAAGAGTAATTTCTGCGGCAAGGTTAAAAAAACTTAAAGAATCTGCTATATTAATAAATGAGATTATTAGTGAAGCAGAAACAGAAAATAATGATAAAACCGAAAGCGAGGCAAATAAGATGAGTGATATTACAAAAGAAGAATTTGAAGTAGTAACCAAATCTGTTGAAGGTATTGTAGAGGTTCTTAAAACTCAGGGATATCTTTTGAATGAAGAGGAACAAAAAGAGTTCGATAAAAAGAAACAAGAAATTGCAGACAAAGCTAAAGAAGACCAAGACGAAGTTGTAAGAAAAGCAAAAGATGCGCAAGATATAATTGATAAGGAAGCATCAGACGCTCAAGAAGTTATCAACAAAGCAAAGACAGACCAAGAAATAACTGATAAAGCTTGGAAAGAAGATATCAACAAAGGCATGGAAACTCTTAAAGAAATGGCTACGAGCCTTGAAACATTAACTACTTCTTTGAATAAAAGATTAGGTATTTCTAAAATAGCTGAAGGAGAAGAAACAGTCGTAGCAGGAGAAACAGATGTTTTTGCTGAAGGTTTGCAAAACAAAACTCCAGTAAACGAAGAAGAAAAAGAATAAAAACCGTAACAGGTTTATTAAGAGGGTAACTCCTAAATATACTTTTATATTTAAACTTTAACAAGGAGTGTGTGGAATGAAATATAATATCGCAGAGATTATCGATAAAGCTTTTACAAGTTCAGACCTTGCAAATGGTGGGTTACTTCAACCTACGCAAGCTTTGAAATTTGTTAAAGGTGCTATCGATAGCGCAGTTATCATCAAAGAATGTAGGGTAGTTCCTATGAGGGGTGATAAAAAGCAAATTGATAAAATTACTTATGGTTCGGCTGTTTTGCAAAAACCGAATGCAGTAGGTACAGTACCAACGACTACTACAAAACCAACGACTTCAAAAGTAACTTTGGATGTGGCTGAAACTATTGTTGCCGTTGATATTGGTTACGATTCTCTTGAAGATAGTATTGAAGGAAAAGGTTTATTTAATACTATAATGGAATTGACAGGAAAGAGAATGGGATACGACTTAGATAATTTAGCTTTAAATGGAGATACGGAGGGTGGAACATCAGATTTTCTTGAAATTCTTGATGGAATCTTTGACCAAATTTCTACTTATTCATTAGATGCAGATGCGGCAACATTGTCAGATGAAGTTTTATTTGACTGTTTGAAACTTTTACCTTCAAGGTATTATGATGAAGATGAAGCGAAAATGCGTTTTTATGTATCTCATCGTGCAAAATTAGATTACACTAAAGCCCTTGCTGATAAGAACGTAGATAGTGCATTTGTTTCTTATCTAGTACAAGGCAAAGAACCAAGATACAATGGTATTCCAGTACGAAAAGTTCCAGCTATTACGACTGAAACGATTACTTACGGGACGACTACTGCAAATGGTTCTAAAGGTTTATTTATCAATCCAAAAAATATTGTAATGGGTATTCATAGAAATATTATGTATGAATTCCAAAGACAACCAAGAAAAAGAATCATCGAAGTTACTATTACAATGAGGCTTGATTTTAAGCTTGAAGAAGAAAATGCTTGTGTTGAGATTCTAAACATTAGACACTCGGCTTAAATTATTGATGGGGTGAGCTACTTAAGCTTACCCCATTTTATCTTGGAAAGAAAGGACTAAGGTAAATGGAAAGAGAAAGTTTCGTTTTTAAATTAATCCAACCTGAAGGAGTTTACAGTTTAAGAGGAAAACAATATAATGCAGGACAAGAGTACAGAGTCCCCGAAGATGTAGCTTATAAAGATGCTTTTTATTTAATTCAAGATGCAAAAAAAGCAGTAGCTATAACTGATATTAGTCAACCTAAACCAATAGAAAATAAAAAAGCAGATGAACAGCCTTTAATTCCTGTTTACACCAAACCCGAAATTCTTCAAATAGGTATTATTCGTATTGGTGGGCTAGGCGATGCTTTAATTATGAGTGGTTTAGTTCACGCAATCAAAAGAAAATATCCTAAAAGTTTTTTAACAGTTTATGTAAGAGATGATTTAGCGTCAAGAGTTCTTGCAGATAATAAATATATTAATAGAGTCGTTAAAGCAAATAAAAAAATATGGAACACTTTAGTTCAAAGCATACTTGATAAAGGAATGTTTGATATTTTTTATGATAATAGATATGTTACTAAAGTATCGTATCGTAATCAAAAAGATTTCGAGAAAGACAAAAAAGAAACAGACGAAGCTTTTGCTTCTTTTAAGATAGATGATTTATTTAATAACTTTCCTTATATGAATAATGATTTTTATAAAAGAACAAAGATTAATGAATATGAATTAGCCTTGAAGTCCGCTTGTCTCGAAGGTTCCAGAGATGATTTATTTATTAAAATGAATATAGAAGATTATGCTTGTACCGATATTTTAGAAGACACTCCCTATGTTACCGTTCATCATGGAGCAGATGTTGGAAGACAGACTAAATGTTGGTTAATGGAATATTGGGAAAAGGTAGTAGATTATTTAAAAGAAGGTGGATATAAAGTAATTCAATTAGGTGTTCTAGGAGACGAGCCAATTAAAGGTTGTATTAATATGGCAGGGAAAACAAATATCAGACAAACTGCGGCCCTTATAGACCGTGCTAAATTTCATATAGACTCTGAATCTGGATTAGTACATTTAGCTAGAGCGGTAAGAACAAGAAGTATAGTTTTGTTTGGACCTACAAGTTATGGACATTTTTCATATCCTGAAAATATAAATATTGAGACACCTAATGAATGTAAAGATTGTTGGTGGAAAAATGATTTATGGTGGAGAGAATGCGGAGACGGCGGGACAGCATTTTCATCTTGTATGAAAGCTATCACTCCAGAATTAGTTATTAATGAAATTAAATATATAAAATTTCCTGATGATTCTCCTTTAGTTAAAAGAGAAAGAAAAGAGCCAAAAGTTAAGAAAAATTTAAATGAAGAATTTGCAGAAGAATTATTATTAAATGAAGAGCATTATATAAGTGAGCCATGGCAATATGAGAGAGTAGAATTGATGATGAATAAATGTAAAAAGGGTGGAAAGATTCTCGAAGTAGGAGCAGGCGATGGTTATTGTGTTGAACAATTATTAAAGAGAGGATACGATATTGAAGGAGTAGAATTTTCTCCTCTTAGATATTCAAGATGCAAAAAGGCCGGGTTGCCAGTTCTACAGGGAGATATTCATTGTCTCCCTTTTCCAGACAATTATTTTGATACTGTTATGTGTGGTGAAGTTCTAGAGCATATTCCGTCAATGGCATTAGGTATGAAAGAACTTGAAAGAGTATGTAAACCAGATGGAAATATAATAGTTAGTGTTCCTATATCTGCGATACATGATAATACCAAAATGCACTTATGGGCGATTAGACATCATGTAATTAATAGAGAACAGAAACCAGATATGTTGATTTTAGATATGAAAAGGATAAATAGAGATGAATAAACTTATAGAAAGAACATCACAAGACCCAAAGATGGATAAATTATATAAAAAAAGAATAAGGAAGGACCAGTCTATAATAACTTTAGATGGAAAAAAGGTGGTTGTAGACAACAATATGAAAAATTTATTAAAAGCTATGAATAAAGCAGGAATAAAAACGCTTTCTCATTGCGGAGGACACGGAAAGAATACTGCATTTATTCGTTTGGATTTAGGTCAAGTAAATATAGAAGTTGATTCTTTAGGGGTATTACTAAGATTCGATTACAAGAAATAATGAATAGAAGGGAACTAAGATGTTTGATGAAAATGTCAAGTTAAATCCTGTCCAGAATAGGCTCTGTATGGCGTTCTTTGTGTCGGGAGACATATACCCTTCATATATCCCGTTCTTGCTCTACAGTCTGTTTAAGGCTTATCCTGAGTATTTCATCATTATATCTGTAAAAGGCACACTTTCGGACAAAATTAAGGTAAAAATCAAGGATTTAGGCCATAGAAGTAACTTTATTATAAAAGAAAATTTTGGAGACGAATTCGCAGAAGACCCTAACATTTGGAAGACTTTAAGATGGGTTCATATCCATCCAGAGTATTATAATTTTGAATATGTTTATATCGGAGATATAGATTATATTTTTACTAGAGAAGACATTCCTTTACTTGAAAGAAAAATTAAAATTTGTGAAATGGAAAACCTACCTTATGCAAATACAACTAAAGCAGATAATCCAGAGACTAGAGGATTAAGAATGACAGGTATACATTTTTATAAAGTTTCAGAATATTTACCTGAGATGATTGAAGTAATGGAAAAATATAAAGAGCAATTAAAGAAGGGTATGCCAAAAATATTTTATAACAATAAATTAAAAAGATATGATAACCAAATGGCATTAAGAATTATGATAGAAGAAGCAGAGTTAGGTATGCCAGAGTTTAATACTTTTGAATATAATGGACTACATATCGGTCATTCAAGGTGTAAAGGTAGATGGGAACAATTTCTAAAAGAGGATGGATTACATAGAGGATATATGAAATACTTTTTAGAGAATCTTGACACTCCAGAGTTTAGAAAATTATATGAGTCCACTAGTAAACAAGTTTGGATGGAAATAAATAGAATGGTAAACGCTGGTTACGAATATTTTGGAGGAGTATTAGATGAATAAATATTTAAATGTGTTGGTTTTGTTTAGAAACAACGAAAAATTAGTTGCTCCTTATTTTTTCTTTTTAAGAAGAAGTACAAAGATTCCATTAAGAGTCTTTGCTTTAAATAATGGGTCAGACGATAATACTTTAAAAGAGATTCAGAAATACAAAATGCCTCAAGATATTGCTTTAACTGTTCCAGAAAATGTAGGAACATCTAAAGGTAGAAATATCGTATTAAGAGAAATCTGGAAGCAAGAAGGTGGTTATTGTGACGTACTTTGTACTGATAGCGATATGTTTTTTATAAGAGAAAATAGTATTGATAGGATGGTAGAAACCAATCTTCCAATGGTGTACGCTATGACATTAGCTTTTGACGATAATAGACAAGAAAGTGACGGAGGAATCTGGTGTGCATTATATAAAAAACCAGTATGGGAATTAAACAAAGAATTTGATGAAGGTTATTATAATTATTATGATGATACAGATTTATTTGTGAACTCTTTAAAGCATGGATTAAAGGCTACAAAATGTCCTTTAGCTCAATGCCTACATATTTGGGGTTCAACGAATAGTACTGGAACAGAAGCCGAGACTCGTATGGTAGTTTTAGCTAAAGATAAAGCTAGGATGGTAGAAAGATGGGGAGAAAAGTATGCTTAATATAGATAAGTTTCATGAATTATTTCGGTGGAGACAATACGAACCCTCTCAAAATTATTTTGAATTATGGACTTTAATAAAATATTTAGAAGTTTATTTCGAAAAAAATATAAATTCAGGAATTGAAGTTGGAACTTTTCATGACGGGACATTAAGATTTTTTGCAGAGATATTAAATGAAGATGGATTCTTTATAAGCGTAGATTTAAATGATAGAGGATTTATCCCTGATTTAATAAAAGAATATGTTAATGATGACAGAGTGAATTTTATAATAGGCGACAGTACGGCAGAGGAGACTCTTCGCTTAACAGAGGCTCGGTTACAAGATAGAAAAGTAGACTTTGTTTTTATTGATGGAAACCATCAAGAAAAATATGTAACGGCAGATTTTGAAAATTATTCTAAGTATGTTAGAAGAAACGGATTAATTATTTTCCATGATATTGTTGGAGAAGAGCTTAATGCTTGTTGGGTTAAATTTAGAGAAGGTAAAAAATATATTGAAATTTATGGAGATGTAAACCCTTGTGGAATGGGAGTAATAATTAATGAGTGATATAGGGAAAAAGATTCATACAGAAGTACCAAACTTTGTTAATCCAAGTGAAGTAGATTATTTAATTGAAGCTTGTGAGCCTTTAGATAAAATAGCAGACGTAATTAATGTTGGAGTCTATAAAGGATGTTCTGGTTGTGCTTTATTAGAAGGTATGAAAAAATATAGTATTACTGGAGTCTTACATTTAATCGATGTCTATAAACTAGTAGATAAGCCTCCTCCATTAAACAATGAAGGAATATCGGTAAGGTCAAGAGACGATATTGAATGGACTGATAGTTTTTTTGAAGAAGCTAAAAGGAATGTTTTACGTTTTAATAGTAATCAAAGAATTAATATGTATCAAGAGTATTCAGATGATGTTAATATAAATAAAAAAATTGCTCAAGCTTCTCTTATTTTTATTGACGGAGACCACTCTACACAAGGAGCTTTATTAGATATTTTAAAATATTCACAGATAATTATTAAAGGTGGATATATTTTAATGCACGATTCACAATTCCCAACTGTAGATAAAGCTATAGAAATCTTTTTAAGTATTAGAGAAGACTTTGAAGTTGTAGATAAATTTAATACAATAAAGAAAATTAGGAGGAAAATTTGATAGACAGGAAAAGCTTTTCTCATTTAATAATGGATTCATGTCAGAACGTTCCAGAGTTTTGGCATTTCATAAAATTTCTACAAGCTCATAAGGAGAACTACGACAATATTTTAGAGCTTGGATGTTTTAAGGGCGGAAGTGTAAGAAGATTTATCGAAACAATATCTGATAGCTATGCTATGGATGGAGATTTTGATTTTAGAATTCAAATAGATGGAAGTAAATGGAAAGGGCATTGTGGAATAACTGCTTTCATTAAAGGAGATTTAGATGAACATAAAGGTTAAGCACCCAGACGATAATTGGATATTAGGTAATTGGGGAAGAGAGATTCAGAAAAGGATGCCACAAGCAGATGGTAGGCTTATAAGATTTTATGTTCAGTATAATATGTTTACAAAAAGAGAAAATCCAGAGGATATTAATGTAGTTTATTTTACTCACGATAATAAAGATGGAATATTTGAAAGAACAGCATTACAAGCAGATTTTTGTATTTGTCAAGCTCCTCAGTACGAAAGATTTTTACGTTCAAAAGGTATTAAAAATGTATGCACTATTCCTTGTCCTCCTCCCGAAATAGATATGTTTAAACCTAAATTAATGTTAGCCTGGATAGGACACTTCTTTTCTCCGTTTAGAAAAGGACAAAAAGGGAGCATAACGTGGAATTAGAATTTCCTTTAAGAGTATGTACTTCATTTGAACATGTAGCAAAGAACGAAAAATGTCCAAAGATTATAGCCGAAATAGGGGTAAGAGGTGGACATAATGCTTTAGGAATACTAAAGTCATATCCAGATATAGGGTTAATGGTTCTTGTCGACCCATATAAACCATACAATGATGATATTGTTGGAGATATAGAGCAAGAAACTCATATTGCAAATTTAAGACATATGATAGGAGAAGTACTTCCTTTCGGAGATAAGTTAATGTTTTTACCAACGACTTCTTTAAAGGGTGCGTCTGCTTTTCCTGATGAATTTTTTGATTATGTTTATCTTGATGGAGACCATTTGTACGAAGAAATTTTAAAAGATTTAAAAGCTTGGTATCCTAAAGTAAAAAAAGGTGGATTTCTTGCAGGGCATGATTACGATAGAGAAGAAGTGATTAGAGCAGTAAGTGATTTCTTAAAAGAAAATGAATTAGAATTTATTGTAGTAGAACCTACAGATTTTTTATTAAAGAAAGTGTAAAATGGAAACATTAAGAGATACTTTAGAAGGAATTGTAATGGACGGAGATACTATTCAATTTATTCTCAGCCACGATAGAGATATCGAAGTTGCGAGAAGAATTTTTCCAACTGTTTTACATTATTCTAATCATCCTAAAAGTATATATGATTTTGGTTGCGGAATAGGAACATGGACGAAAGCTTTAATAGAATTAGGGTTTAAAGATACAGTCTTAGGGCTGGATGTTCCCAATATACAGAAGAATGGATTAACTATTCCTGATAAAAACTTTAAGCCTTTAGGTGAAGTAAAATCTTTAGAGAAAAGAGATTTATGTATCTCTACAAGAATAGATACTATTGCGTCAGGCGCTGAAAAGTATTTATATATTAAAAGCCTTATTGCATTGAGTCCAGTAATATTATTTTTATCAAAAACAAATTATTCTAAAGCTTTTACTGAAGTAGGTTTTGTTAAAGTTAGTGGTTTATTTGATAGATTTGATTTATCAGAAGACTATAAATTTTTATTTTATGTTAAAGAAAGTAAGATATCTCATTACGATAAATTAAATTATTGGTATGAGAAAAATAAAAAAGCTCAAATAAAAAAAATAAGTAAAGAATTTGGAGTAAGACTATGACATTTAAAGTTTTAATCGATAAAGAAAAAAGACCTTTTACGACTGATGGATGTTCTGGAGGAATGAGTGTTGTTAGAAAACTACTATGTAAAATGAGAATATTTAAAACAGATAAAGTTCCGTGGCATGAAGCTTGTGTTGAACATGATAAAGCGTATTGGAATGGTGGAACGGAAAGAGATAGAAGAATAGCAGATTCGATTTTATATTATGCTGTTTATGATATGGGATATAAAAACTGGGCTTTTCTTATGGTAATGGCTATAAGATTAGGTGGAATGCCTATATGGCCACTACCTTGGCGGTGGAATTACGGATATAGATATCCACATAAAATATGGTATAATAAAACTTAAGGAGAAATAAATGTTTGATATCATAGTATTAAATTATAACAATAATGGTTATATTCAAGAATGTTTAAATAGTATTATTAAAAATACACAAGGTGGTTATAATTTAATAGTAGTTGATAATAATTCTAAAGATGGTTCTAGAGAATGGCTTAGAGAAAATTCTATTTGTGACCATTTAATTTTAAATAAAAGAAATGTTGGAATAGGAAAGGCTAGAAATCAAGCTATAAAAGCCTCTAAGGCTGAATGGATAATCATTATAGATTCTGATATGGTTATTGATGACCCTAATTGGTTAGATAAAGTATACTGTCAAACATTAGATAGAAAAACAGGATTTATTAATGTTGCCGTAACTATGAATGTTTGGAATTCAGGAATTAAAATGTTTGCGGGTTCTTCATTCTTAGTAGTTCGAAGAGAATGTATGTATGAAGTCGGAATGTTTGACCCTAAATTTATTATAGGTGAAGATGACGATTGGTTTATAAGATACATTTGGACAGATTGGAGAACAGAATATTGTCCTGATACAAATATTTTACATCATCAATATGTTACTACTCACGGAGTTTTTGGAGAAGAAAAATGGAAAGAATTATTTGCTAAACAATGGGAAATGTTAAAAACAAAATATCAAGAAGAACATATTAAGAATACGTTAAAAGCTTTTCATTTAGAAAGAGAAGCAAAAGAAAAGGAATTATTATATGGCGGGGATAGACCAGACGGTGATAATGCCATCGAAGAATCAAACAATAAAGATGGAAGCGAGTAAATCTCAAACTGTCATTATGCCAAGTAAAGACCAGACAGTAACTATGGGCGATAGTGACGATTAGGAGTAATAAATTATGGAACTTAGAAAAGGCGATAGTGGTTACGATATTAATTTTGCAGTAAAGGAATCTGACGGAACAACTATAAAAGATTTAAGTTTAATAGATACAATAAAATTTCAAGTTAGAGATAACAATAATGGAAGAAATGTAGTTAATGGTGCTTGTACCGTAGTAAGTGCAGTGGCGGGAACTTGTAAATATGCCGTAGGAGCAGATGATTTTACTAAAAACGGAAGTTTTGAGGGAGGTTTGCAATTACAAATTACATCTCCAGTAAAAAAAGAAACAAGTGATGAATTTTCTGTTATAGTAAAAGACTCTTTGATATAATTAAGTTAGTATGCTATAGTTAAATAGTAAAGTTTATTAGTATTAAAGGAGGTTTTAATGGAAGAAGTTTTAGAGACTTTTAAAAAAATTAAGGGGTTTGCAAGAGTACAACTTGTAGATTCTAAGACTGGTAGAATAGTTTCTGATTCAGGCTTTAGGGAAAATGTTGTAACAAATTTAGGATTTCAACATTTTATTTGTGAATTAGTTGGAGGTATTGCAGGAAGTACACAAGTATCTCATATGATTATTGGAACAGGAACCGCACCGAATGTTACTGATACTTCTTTAGACGGAGAAACAGGAGCGAGAGCTACAACAACTAATACAGTCATAGCTTCAAAGACAATGCAGGCAACTTGTCAATTTGCGGGAACGGACATGGCAAGTACTTGTACTATTCAGAATATAGCATTAATAAATACTTCCGCCGCAGGAACAATTTTATGCGGAACAACTTATGCAACTTCTCAATGGGCTAGTAATCAAAATATTAATGCAAGTTATCAACTTAGATTCAGTTGAGAGCTATATATAGCAAGGGATTTATTGAAAAATAAAAACTTGTTTACATTTTGATTTAATTATGGTATATTATTATCTATGGAAAATATAAATAATAAAGAATGGTTAAATCAAATATATGTAATTGAAAACAAAGGCTCAAAATTTATTGCTAAGATTTGTAATTGTAGTTGTTCAACTGTTCTTAGTCGACTTCGTAGTTTCGATATACCAATTAAAAAATTTTCAGAAGGAATAAGGAACATTCCAAAAGGAGAAGCTCATTGTAATTGGAATGGTGGGTTTTGGATTAATTCAGACGGATACATAAAAGTTGCGAAGCCTAAAGACCATCCTTGTAAATCAAGATATGTATTTTTACATAGATTGATAATAGAGAAAAAAATTGGACGATATCTTGAACAAACAGAAGTGATTCATCATAAAGACGGGAACAAACAAAATAACGCAGAAGAAAACCTTGAGTTATTTTTAAATCAAAGTAAACACGCTAAAGAAGGACTCGTAAGCAGAAGAATTCATAAAAAATTATGGTTAGAAGGCTGGTTAAAAGAAGAATATGAGACTAAGACAAGAACTTTAAACGATATAGCTCTAGAAATTGGATGTAAAGAAGGAACTGTAAGGAACGCTTTAAATAGATTAGGGATAAAAAGGCGTAGGTTTACTATGACAGAAAAAGCAATGGAAAAGCGCAGAAAAGGGGCTAGAGCTAAAAAGCCTCGAAATGTAGATTACTCGTCTTGTTCCGAAGAATATATTAGAGAAGAATATATAAATAAGAATAGGTCATTTCGGAGCATCGGAGAAGAAATTGGATGGCATAAAAATAAAGTTAAAAATTATATATTAAAATTAGGTATAGAAATTAGAAGTCATAAACAACAAACTACAATCCAAAATAAAATCCTTAAATTAAGTCCTTGAAATAAGGCATCTTTTCTGGTATATTATATTATATAAATAAATTTAAAAGAAAGGATTAAATTTATGCAGAAAGGGTTTACGGTAAAAGTTTTTAATGAAAAGGGTGAAGAAATAGAAGCAAAAGTAGATTGGGTAGAAAAACAAATAGGCGGAGAAGTAGTCGAAATTCCTGAAACGTTTATGAAAAATTCCGAAAGACCAACCTTCAATCCAAACATTTTAAAATTAATTGAAGAGAATCAGCAAGGGATAAAGCTTGACGTAGGTTGTGGACATAATCCACAAGAAGGATTCATTACTTTAGATATTCGACCAATCGAAGAAGTGGTTGATATTATTCACGATGCCGAAAGTATTCCTTATCCTTTACCAGATGAATGTTGTGGAACAATTTTAGCAAGTCATTTAGTTGAGCATCTTTGTCCTAAAAGATTTACTTCCGTTATGAATGAATGGTGGAGGTTAATGAAGCCAAGGGGACAATTATTAATTTCTGCTCCTTATGGTAGAAGCGATGGTATGCTTCAAGACCCTAGTCATTGTAATTTTTTAAACGAAGCTACGTTTACATATTTCGACCCTCAAAAATTTCTATATCAGATTTATAAACCGAAGCCATGGGATATTATAGAAAATAGATGGATGGCAAATGGTAATCTTGAAGTTATTTTAGAAAAAATTGAAGACGGGAGCATAGAATTATTATGAGTGAAGTAATTAAAAATGATGACAAAAATCCAGAAGAAATAGCTTCCGTTGAAGTAAAAGGAAGTGCAGAAGAAGAAAAGAATGCTACCGTGACTGAAGATATAATAGATTTAGATGAGAAGCAACATGTTAGACCAAAGGGTAAAAACTGTTGTGTTGAAAATGACGGAGAGCAATGTGGAAATGATTTTCTACAACACCAAATGTATATGCCAATAAATGCGGCAGGGGCAGAGTGGAAAAAAAGAATAATGATTGCAGTACCAACCACAGGGAATCTTAGAATAGAATGGACTCTTGCTCGCTTCGGACAAGTCATTCCTTGTAACTGGAGCAATAGCGATGTCTTTCAGTTCTTTGACCAATTTAGTCCTTTAGGATATTTAGTGGCAGATGCAAGAAATATATGTATTGAGCATTTTATTAAACAAGGCCATGAGTGGCTTTGCTTTAAAGGAGAGACAGAAGTGGAGACGATAGATGGCGCTAAATTTATAAAAGATATAAAGAAAGGAGAACTAGTTAAAACTCATAAAGGAAGATATAGAAAAGTAAACGAAATAATGAAAAGACCTTATAAGCAAAGACAGCCTTTAATTCATGTATACACTGAAAATAGTGTAATTAAAAGCACTCTTAATCATCCTTACTTAATTATAAAAGATAAAAAAACTCAATGGATAGAAGCTAAAAATTTAACCAGTAAAGATAAGTTGGTATACCCTATAAACAAAACCGAAAAAGATTTTGTTAAGTTTGACTGTTTCTCTAATTCTATTGGTGAAAACGGTAAAGCTGTAAAAAAATCTAAAAAAAATAAAATACATTATGATAAAATAGAAATAACAACGGATTTTGCAAGATTTATGGGCTTGTATTTAGCAGAAGGCCACAGCGAATATACCGGAATAGGATTTACATTTAATAATAAAGAAAAAGAATATATAGACTTTATTACAAATGTTATAAAAAAAATATTTAATAGAAAGGCTACTATATATTCGAGATGGGCCACTACAGTAAAATT